GGGCGGTTGCTGGTGGGCGATGTGAGCGGCGTGCGTGAGGCTTACGTGACGACGCTGGAGGCGCTGCGGCGGCGGGAATTGCGGGCCTACGAAGTGTCGTCGCGAGTGCGGATGACGAAGACGCCGGCGGAGTACTTGTCGTCGCGGGAGGGGCGGCGGGAACTGCCGTATGAGGCGATGCTGGCGAGCGGGCGAACGCAGTGGAGTTTGGGCGACCGGGTGCGGGTGTACCGAACGAGATCGGGCGCGGGTGCGGTAGTGGAGGAAGACGACGATGGCGTGGATCGGCGGGATTACGACGTGAATCATTACGCGCGGGTGTTGCGGGAGACGTTCGCGGCGCGGCTGGAGCGGGCGTTCACGGAGGCGGATTACCAGGCGGTGTTTGCGGATCCGGAACAGATGTCGTTGTTTGCCCCGGATTTGGCGACGGTCCGGCCTGTACTGAAGGTCGGGGTGGAGAGTTGAGAATCGCGGTCACAAATCGGTAAGAACTATATTTATCGTTTTTTCACAGACTTACAAAGTTCGTAAGCGCTGCCCATTTCGGGTCTAGTGCTACTCTCAGGGGCGTAGAAAGATTGTCGGCTCCGCAGAAATGCGGGGCCATTTCTTTTCTGGGGACCATGGATGGCAAAAAAAGGGCAACCGAAGGAGAAAGCTCCCAAGAACTGCCGGCTATGTGAGCACTGGGAACAGGTGCGTATCAAGGTTCGGGTAAACGAACTTCTCGAACAGACGCTGGGACAGTTTGAGAACAAGATCAAGAAAGCGGGGTACGAACCGACAGTGGCCGAGTACATGAAGCTTCTGCAGCTGGGAGAGGAGTTAGCGCAAGAAGATGAGGCCAAGGAGATCAAAGTGACATGGGTGAGTCCGGACGTGCTGTCAGATACCGAGAAATAGCCTACGATCCTCTGGACTCACAAAAAGCATTTCACAAGTGTACGGCCCGATATAAAGGATACTCGGGACCAATTGGAAGCGGCAAGAGTCAGGCACTGTGCCAAGAGACGATCCGGCTCACTTACTTGAATCCCGGACGGACGGGCCTGCTGGGCGCTCCGACTTACCCAATGCTGCGGGATGCGACGCAGGCGACTCTGTTCGAGATCCTGGGCGCGAACAACATACCGTACGACCACAATAAGGCCGAGAATGCGCTGGTAATGATCGATACGGGGTCGCGGATCCTATTCCGGCCGGTGGACGATTTCGAGCGGCTGCGCGGCACGAATCTGGCATGGTTCGCGCTGGACGAATTGACTTACACACAGGAAGAGGCGTGGCTAAGGCTGGAGGGCCGGCTGCGAGACCCGAAGGCGTCGGTGTTATGCGGATTCGCGGCGTGGACGCCAAAGGGTTACGACTGGGTATACCGCAAGTTTATCGGGAAACCGGCGGCTGGGTACAAAACCATCCTGGCGAAGCCCAGCGAAAACAGGCATTTGCTCGATCGCGATCCCGAGTTTTACACGCGTTTACGGGATAGCTACGACGAGAAGTTTTATGCGCAAGAGGTGCTGGGGGAGTATCTCAGCCTGGATGGCAGCCGCGTGTACAGCGCGTTCGAACAAGCGCAGAATCTAAGCGACCTCACTCTCGATCCGCGGAGACCGATCCTCTGGGCGTTGGACTTCAACGTCGACCCAATGAGTTCGGTGATCGCGCAAATCGCGAGCGGGCGGGTGATGGTGCTGGATGAAATCGTGATCCGGCACGCGACGACGCGGCAGGCGGTCGAGGCGTTTCTGACACGTTACCCCAAACACGAACCGGGAGTTCACATTTACGGGGACGCTTCGGGATTCGCCCAGCAGACGTCGGGAATGTCGGATTACGACATGGTGAAGGAACATTTCAAGACTTACTCGCCGTTGAACGTGGATTACAAAGTTCCCAGGTCCAACCCGAGTGTGCGCGAGCGAATTAATCTGATGAACACAAAGCTAAAGTCGGCCAGCGGGCATATCGGACTGCTCATCGATAGGAAATGCAAGGAGCTGATCATGGATTTCGAGCAGGTCTGCTACAAGGGCGACACTGGACAGATCGATAAAGACCGCGATCGCATGCGAACCCACGCATCGGATGCGCTGGGGTACCTGATTTGGGAGGAGTGCCGGCCGTTGCCGCCGATTGGAGAGCAGCAGGTGAGGATGTTTCAGTGATGGAAACGATCAACCGGGAGCATCCCGAGTACGTCGCGCGGAAGGCCATCTGGCGACAGTACAAGGACCTTTATACGGGGGGTGAGCAGTTACACATGAACGCCTCGTCGTACCTGGTGCGGCGGCATAAGGAGCCGGGCGATATTTACCTGGAACGGCTGGCTCGGGTATTTTACGAGAATTATGTCGGGTCGATTATCGACTGGTATGCGGCTACCCTGATGCGATGCGCACCGGGCGTCATTCTCGGGGGCAGCGACACCGCGGCGCAGAGTTTTTACGGCGTGCTTTCCGACGATTGCGACCTCAGAGGGACCAGCCTGACCGAGTTCTTCCGGCAACGGTTCGTGGAGGCGCTGGTTTGCGGAAGCAGCTATATCGTAATCGATTTTCCAAAGATCGACGGTGAAGCGCGGACACGGGCGGAGGAAGACGCGTGCGGGCAATCGCGGGCGTATTTGATGGACTACGGCCCGGACGAGGTCATCAACTGGAATCACGACCGGCTGGGTGGGCTGGACTGGATCGTTTTGCGGACATCCTGCCTACAACAGTCGCAGGTCACGGATGCGAAGTGGGAAAAGGAAACGCGGTGGATCTACTACGATCGGGAGAATTATCAGATTTACCGGAAGCGTGGGGAATCGAGCCCGATCGAGCTCGTGGATGAAGGCCGGCACGGCTTGGCGTCACTGGCACGGGTACCGGTATTCGAAGTGAAAATCTCGGATGGCTTATGGCTGATGAACAAGGCGGCGTCGCTGCAGCTGGAGCACTTCAATAAGTCGAACGCGCTCTCGTGGGCTCTCACAATGGGCCTGTTTGCTTCCCCGGTAGTGTACTCGGACCGGGAATGGAAGCAGGTAGTGGGGGAGTCGTATTACATCCAGCTGGGGAAGGACGACAGATTCGGGTGGACCGAACCGGAAGGCAAGGTCTACCAAATTGCCGCGGACAACCTGCAGAATCTGCGGGACGAGATTTATCGGGTCTGCTACCTGATGATCCAGTCAGGAGAGGCAGGCTCGGGAGCACGCCAGTCGGCCGTGAGCAAGCAGCTGGATTTTGCGACCACGGAAGAGGTGCTGCGGGCTTACGGCTCTACGGTCAAGGATGCGATGAAGCAGACGCTGTGGGCAATCGCAGCGGCGAGACAGGACGGTGTCACGATCGACGTTTCGGGCATGGATGAGTTCGACATCAACGACTTAGGCACGGAATTAGACGATGCGCAGAAATTACTAGGCCTTGGGATCGAGTCGAAGACCTTAAGGAAGGAGGTTCTTAAGAGGCTGGCTCTCAAATACCTGAGTGACGCACGGCAGGACATCAAAAACAAAGTCGTGGAGGAGATCGAAAACGGGGAGTAACAGTTCCCAAGGAGACATATGGACGGAATCGACATACAAGCAATCGTGCGGCAGGCGGTTCAGGAGTTCACGAATAACGAGAAGGCCAGAAGCGAACCGGCGTACAAGACGGAGTTACTCGAGGAGCGAAAGCGCCGGGAACAGCTGGAGCGCCGGATGAACGAACTGGTAGCCGAGAACCAGCGGAGCCGCAAGGCAGCGGAGGAAGCGGAACGGAGTTCTGCAGTAAGGGCGGAACTGCAGCGGCTGGGCGTATCGAAGATAGACCTGGCATTCAAGGCGGTGCAAGACGGGATTGTGCGCAACGAAGACGGCCGGCTGGTGGCGCGGGGAAACGATGGTGAC